GTATTGTATTGTATTGTATTGTATTGTATTGTATTGTATTGTATGAGATTTATGAATTCTCATACAAGTCCATCCTTACGGTGCGCGAAGCGCACCCAGAAGGGAGGGGGTCGTAGGGGGAACCGTAGGTTCCCCTACTATAGTTTCTCGAAAATATACACGCTCTGATTCGCGTCCCCGTTATATTCCTTCATATCGAATTTTCCCTGCGGCAAGAACCGACAGAAACGCACCTTTTCCAAGATATCCTTCTCAGATTCATACTGTATGGTTCGCTCGTTTTCGCGAATATGGCCGGTTTCTTTGTCCGTAAACGTTTCGGTATGAACCACCACACCCGCTCTATCCACATTGCTAAAATCATACGCGGATTTGTACTTGAAATCCTTGAAATCGATGGACGTGTCGGTGATGCGTTCGGTTGCTTGTTCCAGCGGTTTCTCGAGGTAAGCCGGTTTGCCCACAGGAACCACCGGGTCAAATCGCACGGGGTCAACTACATGAACAATCAAATACCCACCAGGAACCAACCAATGGTAGCAGTTGCGCAAAAACGCAATCTTGTCGGCGAATTCATATATGGTCTGGTTTAAACACAACACATGCGTAAACGACTCTCGTTCAAACTCCATCGAATCCGACGCATCGCACTTGCGCACCGACGCTGCTGGATGTTTACGTTCAGCGGCGTCCACCATCGCCGCGGATTTGTCGATACCTACCGCACGATACCCGGCTTCACGGAGGGCGTCGACCATACATCCGGTCCCGCATCCAACGTCCAATATCATGCTGGTTTCTTTGTCGGGCTGCGTGGTCTCGACGATTTTGCGAAGTTCATAAGGACATCGTTTTTCCGTTTTATGTAAATAGTCGTATATCCCGGCGTAGAAACTGTCGTATACTGCATCATTGCGTTTGAGCGAATACTTTTCATTTTGAGTAAATCCTTCGGTGTGGCGCGGAGCATTGTATTTTCGCTGATAAATGGCGAACACGAGCAGAATGGCCAATAAGAGCAATACCTTCAAAATGATGGCATTTGTTTGTTTTGAATACAGAAAAGAAACAAATCGACTGAATAGTTTCATAAAATAAGAACGTTAGGTATAAATTATAGGTATTTTTTATTCACGCGGTTTGTCTGCGATTCCCCGCAACTGAACTCGCGTATTGTTGTGAAACTGGTCTGTTCCAACGCGGTGTTGGTCCAGTGTATAGGGAGTAGTGTTATACGTCGGTCGTTCAAACAAACCAGGATGTGTCTGGGGTTCCACGCGACCCACTGCGGAAGTATGGTATAAATCACTATTGGACGATGGAACATAGTATGATTGCTCGGCACCGCGCTGTAATGCCGTTGTCTGGTTGCGAAGAACAGTTTCGGTGTCAATATTCGCTAAATATGTTTGGACTGGTCCGCGACGATTCGCGGGATTGAAATTGCCCGATACCGAATGTTTGGGCGTTTCGCGAATCGGTTCCGAAACGGGCGCGCGGCGTTCGATAACCGGAAATAGCGCGTATTTTGTCGGAACTGGCCGAGGATCGAAGTTGGGCTGTAATTCGCGCTCGGGGAAATATCGGGAGGCAATGCGGCCGTTTAACTCATCTACACGATCAAACTGCCCGGCAATCAGTCCATTGTGAACTCCATACAGCGGCGTGTTAAAGTGAGAGGTATTCATTGTACTAAGGTATAGTATATCTTTATTTATTTTTGTCTGTAAACAACATAAACGCTTTTCGATATACATACTATCCCAAATCCAGCCCGATAACACAATACAATACAACAATGGTAAAACTGTGCAACACTCCCTACGAAAACGACTCAAAATACCAATGCCATTTTGAGTTGTTTGCCTATACTCTCTCCGACTTCCAGAAATACGCCATCGAGGCCATCGTGGAAGGACATCACGTGCTAACCGCCGCCCCCACCGGCAGTGGAAAAACCCTCAGCGCCGAATTCGCCATCCAGCATTTCGTCGCACAGGGCAAACGCGTGTTTTATACGACGCCCATCAAGGCGCTTTCGAACCAAAAATACTACGAATTCACGCAAAAATATCCCCATATTAGTGTCGGTCTGTTGACCGGTGATATCAAGACCAATCCGGATGCGGATGTGGTTATCATGACGGCCGAAATCCTGACGAATATGCTGTTTGTCAACTCGGTGGATGCGTTTCCTGCCGCGGCGGTGGTGATGGACGAGGTACACTATATCAACGACGAACATCGCGGTCAGACGTGGGAACAAACAATCCTGATGTTGCCACGCCACGTACAGCTTATCATGTTGTCGGCCACTCTCGATACACCCGAGACGTTTGCGGAATGGGTCGAAACGTCCAAATGGAACGCGGAAAACCCCAAACAGGTATATTTGGCTTCCACGAATCACCGTATTGTGCCCTTGTCGCATTACGCCTATATTGCCACCACGGAATCGTTCCTGAAAACGGTGAAAGACAAGGCCCTCGAGCAGCAAATCCGTACGTCGTCGAACAAACTCGTGAAAATCCAAACGGACCGGAATTTGTTTTTGGAATCGGGAGTCAAAGAAGTGGCGCGCGTATTGACCATTTTCGAGAACCGCGAACTGGTTCTGAAACGGAAATTCGTTCTAAACAATCTCGCCACCTTTTTGAAAGAAAACGACATGCTTCCCGCGATTTGTTTCGTGTTTAGTCGGAAAAATGTGGAAAAATGCGCGGCAGAAATGACGGCCAATTTGCTGGAAGACGATTCAAAAGTCCCGTATATTGTTCGTCGCGAATGCGAGCAAGTGATTCGTCGACTCTCGAATTATCAGGAATATCTTGCGTTGCCGGAATACAATACGTTGGTCGCGTTGTTGGAGAAAGGCATTGGCATCCATCATTCGGGTATGATTCCGATTTTGCGCGAAATCGTGGAGTTGATGATATCGAAAAAATACATCAAGTTGTTGTTTGCAACGGAATCGTTCAGTATTGGTCTCGATTGTCCGATTCGAACCGCCATTTTTACCAGTCTCCGCAAATTCGACGGAAACCACGACCGGTATTTGCTGCCGCACGAATATACCCAATCCGCTGGAAGAGCCGGTAGGCGCGGAATCGACACGATTGGCCACGTAGTTCACTGTAGTAATCTGTTTCCCATGCCGTCTTTGACCGAATACAAGGAGATTATGTGCGGAAAACCGCAGAAACTCGTGTCGAAATTCCGGATTCATTATTCAATGGTCCTGCGTCTCATCCAGCATGGCCAAACCGCCGATTTCCACCTATTCGCGGAAAAAAGCATGATACAGCACGAACTTCACCACAAACAAACCGGCCAAACCCATCTCGTCGACCAACTCGCCTCCACCCTTCTCCGCAAGAAAACGGCCATTGAATTCTTGCGCACACCCATCGACGCGTGCCGCGCATACATTGGGTTTAGTGCCCAGCTGAAAACCGCCGTCAACCGCAAACGGAAAGATTGCGAGCGCGAGTTGCGGGTATTGAAAGAAACCTACCGTGCCATTGAGGAAGACGCGAAACAGGTGCTGGAACTCGACCGAATCCAGTCCGAACTGGAGACCGAACGCACCCACGCGAACAATCTGGAATCGTATTTGGTTTCGCAGACCGGACACATTTGCGATATACTCAAAACACACGGATTTGTATTCTACAACGAGGAGGCGGGATACGCGTTTACACCCCTGGGCCAAGTCGCGGCGAATATCGCGGAAGTCCATCCGCTGGTCTTGGCGACGTGTATAATGGAATGGGCCCAATTTAGCCGGTTTAGTACCGTTCAGCTGATTGCGTTTTTGTCGTGTTTCGCCGATGTCAAAGTTCCCGAAGACCAGCGCAAGATCGAGCCCGTGTTCACCGACAGTTTCTTGGAATACCGCGTGCGCGAACTAAAACAGCATTATTTGCGGTTTGAAGAGATGGAACTGGCGAGTGAATTATACACCGGTATAGATTACGAAACCGCGGTCGTGTATGATTTAGTGGACGAAATGGCCGAGTGGTGTGCGTGCGAGACGGAAGAACAATGTAAGTATTTTTTACAGAATCGCATTACGGCTGAGCGCGGTATTTCGGTGGGGGATTTCACGAAGGCGTGTATGAAAATCTCGGCCATCTCGAAGGAAATCGCCAATGTGTGCGAACAAATGGGGTTCGTGGAGTGTATGTTCAAACTGTCGACGGTGGACACGCATATACTCAAGTATATCGCCACCACACAAAGTTTATATGTATGAACACACCACAAACATAAAAAACAACACAACAAAAACAATAAAAAAGGGTTGGTTTTATTTATAGGTTTACAAAACAAAGCAATCAGGTAATATACGTATACGTTCTTTTTATGGAGTTTGGAGTGTAATACTTATTTTTAGGCGTACGTGTCATTGATACACTCGAAGTAATACTCGGGTTCAAACGGCAGTTGCGTATCGAGAGTCAGGACATCCACTGTGGGAGGGGTCATCATCAAATGCTTTGCGGCTAATTGGCGCAGATGTTCGTTATATTGGAGTTCGAACGCTGTGTCGAGGTCGTCTTGGTCAATGTCTCCGGCTTGGTATATGTCATCTACCAAAGGCATACGGAAACGCATGGCGTATTCTTCGTCGGTTTCGTCGTCATCGTCGGTGTCCGACATGAGGTCGATACGCGGATGGTCGTCCGGTATCGCGGATTCCATCTCGATACGTTTTGCGCGTTCTTCTTTGGTGGGCTCCACGAACTCCGAACCGACGAGTGCGTGTAAGTTCAGGATAAACTTGTTCAAAATGACTGCTCGGCGCACAGTCGCGTCGAATTCTCCGTTGAATTCAACGTAGGTGGACGGGGTTTGGCGCTGGTTTGCCGCACTACACGAAATAATATTACACAATGTATAGAATTCACTACATACCTCATAACAAACATCACACGTAGAACTTAACGTGGATTCAAACAAACAAATACATCCAACTTCTGGTGTTCCACTGGGGTCGCAGGCGCAATGCTTGCCGCGAATGACGCCAGGCGCACAGCAGAAGTGAGTGTAAGACAAGCGGTTCATTTTCAAATAGAGAGTGATAGATAGAGAGAGTAATAACGGTTTGGTATATGGTTGTATAAATCTGCCTCCCACTTCAATGAATAAAAAGCAAATCAATTTTGTAGTAGGGAAACCTACGGTTTCCCCTACGACCCCTTCCCTTACTGGCGCTTCTTGTTCCACGGCTAACGCCGTGGAACGAAAAGCAACAACAAGCATAGCGATTGTATGGCAAGCTATACGACTCTCTATTATAA